CAATCCATTAAGTAATTGAGATCAAAGAAAGGCTGGTTAACGAAATGAAAAGTTTATTAACTTCTGTATTAGAAACTGCTAATTTGTTTAGAAATGTGATATATATTCGCAAAGTACAATATTAAAAGAGGAATGCGCAGAACTCATTGTAGCTTTGTCGCATTTTGAAAGAAACCGAAAGGGGTCTTTTAATGAGATATTAGAGGAACTATCGCATGTTCTTATATCCTGTTTTGCATTTATAATTTGTGCAGATATTCCAGTGGAGGAGCTTATGGCGGAATTAGATAAAAAATACAATAAGTATCATTTTTGAAAGCGAGGTGAAAAAAAAACCATGAAAAAAAAAAAAGTCGTGATTAAAATTACTTTGACCGATGATAACATTACTCTTGATGGTCAGAACTTGCCAGAACTGACCAAGAACGACATTATTGATAGTATTAAGGTGATTGTCGCTCTTGCCAAGACTATGAATCTTATATGGGAAGGAGACTCTACAGATGAAGATGCGTAAATTTATCATTGAGATACACCCCGACGGTACACTGACGTGCTGCGAGTATGAGGACCCAAAGGACGCGGCCAAAGTCCAAAATAAACGTGCATGGCTGGAAGGTTATCAGCAAGCGCTTATTCATTGTGATGATGAACTAAATAACCTTAAAGCATTTATGGGCTCTTGTTTATCGACTGATCTTGAGTACCAGGGAGCCTACAAAGTATGCTCTCACATGCGTACTTTCTATCAAAAGTTGTACAATAAGTACATGCAATAAGTCGAAACGGCCTTCGGGCCGTCTACCGGGACCGCCCGCCCGGTATTGATAAGACAGGGTGCATACTGAAAGGAGTTTTGTATTATGTCCGAAGCAATGATGAAGTCCGAAAACAATGGTGGTGCTATGACGGTGGCCGATGTAATGAACACCGGCCTTGGGTATACCGACATGGATCTTTCTGGCCGCTCGGCTGCGGTTGCATTCTACAATGCGACGAGCAACCCCCTCAACAAGCTAAAGGAGCATGTCAACGAGGTTCTGTCGCTGGTGCATGTCTCTGTGGAGTGCGTTGAGGTCAGCAAGGACGATGTCCCCGAGGGCAAAACGATTGCCCCGCGGGTAGTCCTCATTACCGATGACGGGCAGTCGTATTCCTGCGTCTCCGTTGGCGTGTATCAGTCTTTGAAGCGTATGTTTACGCTGCTCGGAACCCCTGACACATGGACGGAGCCGGTGAAGATCAAGCCTGTTCTTATCAGCACCAAAAAAGGTCAGGTTTTGTCTTTGAATTTGGTTTAATCTAACCAATGGCCGCCGCACATACGGCGGCCATATTTGTTATAGGGGACACCATGAAAAGTAGAGATAACAGAGTAACCTTGTTGAATTGCGACGACTCCCTGATATATCTTGCATCTGCCATTGTATACAGTGGAGTCGCTACTAAAGATGTTAATTTTTTCTGTTCCGAATGGGCGAAAATCATCTTTAATGGTCTGGGCATCGAAGCAGACCCTCTGGACTGGTATTATATGATTTTAGATAGAAAGGAGCGCAAGAAACATGGCAGCAGGCGCAGCTAAAGCGAGGGCAACTCTTAAATACAGTCCAGAGCTATACACCCCGTACGCTTTGGAGTCGTGGCCCGATAGGCAGATGCGCAAAGAATACACTCGTCTGCGTGACATTGCGCAGAAACGTATTAAGCGACTATCAAAAGATCCCATCAGCGGCACCAGCGATGTTTATAAAGAATTTGCCGGGGGTTTTCCGACTCTAAAGGCAATGCGCGGAGACCGAACAGCGTTGGAGCAAGCCTTGGCGGATGTGGCGCGGTTTGTGCGTTCTAAGGGTTCCACCGTGGGCGGGGCGCGTGAGGAGTTCGAACAAAAAATGAAAGTGGGCGGCATTGGCATTTCCGATGTTCCCCAGGATCAATACACGGCCCTGCTTGAATGGTGGGTGATCGTAAAGGCCTCGGGTACGTACTATTATCCGTCCGACCAGCCGATCATGTATTGGCGCGAGAAAGGCGGCTACAACGTCAGTATTGACGATTTTGTAAAGTGGCAGCAAGGTGAGGTCAATTATGGCAAAGAGTGGGACTATAGCGAGGGGAGCAGCTCTGCCGACCTGCGCGGAGGTTTTGGTGGAGGCTTGTAATTATAACCCTGTCCCCTGGCTAATGGAGCACCTGGACCGTAAGCATACAAAAGGGAAAAAGCGCAAAACGAGCAAGAAACGATTGTATGTGGATATGCCTTGCGCGTTTGATATTGAGACTTCCCGAGTATGTGTTGACGCAGACGACAACCCCCACACCATTATGTATATCTGGCAATGTCAACTGGGTTTGGATATTACCATTATCGGCAGGACGTGGGATGAATGGTTGAATTTTACAAACACGATCAGCGATTACTTGCAAGCCAACAGCGGGCCGCAGGGTGATTGGTATCTGTGCATGTATGTCCATAATCTTGCCCATGAATTCCAATATCTGTCGGGCGTTCTGGATTTTGGCCCCGGTGACGTATTCGCCAGCAAGCCCCGGCGCGTTCTGAAATGTGACAATCGCGCTATTGAGTATAGGTGCAGTATGAGACACAGCAACTTGTCTCTTGATGCCTGGGGCAAGCAGCTGGGGGCTCCCCATGCCAAATTGACGGGTGATCTTGATTATTCGAAAGTGCGATACCCCTGGACTCCCCTGACATCTACAGAATTAGCGTATTGCATCAACGATGTTCGGTGCATTGTGGAGTGCTTGTTAATTGAGATGAAGCGAGACGGCGACGACCTCTATACGATACCGTTAACTCGTACCGGGTACGTCAGACGAATGGCCCGCGAAGCAATGTATAAATGGGGCATTAAAAAGGTCAAGCGCCTTTTGCCCTCTTGGGAATTATATCAAATGCTGCGCGAAGCCTTCCGAGGTGGTGACACGCACGCCAACCGCTATTATGTGGGGTTACATTTAGAGAACGTTGGCTCTGTTGACATGTCCAGCGCGTACCCCGCTGTGCAATGTGAATGTTACTTTCCGACGACTCCATTTAGGCAGGAACCGGCTACCGTAGAACGGTTAATGCAATGTATGCGGCACGGCAAAGCGTGCCTTATTCGCTTGCAAGTGAAAGGGCTGCGACAGCGCTTTAAGTGGTGGGGGTTCCCATATATCCCCCTTGCAAAGGTTAGGCACTGTGAAGGATACATTAACGATAATGGCCGTCTGTTGTCTGCTGACCATTTCGAGATCACCATAACAGATATAGATTTCAGAATCATCGCCAAAGAGTATGACTGGGATGGCCTTAACGTTCTCGACCTCTGGACGTCCAATTATGGCAAACTGCCAAAGCCCTTGATGGATTGCGTAAAAGAAAGCTACATCGGCAAAACATCCCTTAAAGGGGTTCCCGGTCAAGATTTGTATTATGTCAAGGCCAAGGGTGATCTTAACAGCTATTACGGAATGACCGCGCAAGATCCCTTGCAGCTGGACACACTTTTTGACGAGGACGACTCCGACAATCTTTGGAGCGAATGCACCGACGACCCAGAGGGCAGTTATAACGAGCACTGCTCTCATTTGTTTCTACCGTACCAATGGGGCGTATGGACTACTGCCCATACTCGCAAGCGCCTAAAAATAGCGCAATGGGCAGCTGGTAAGAATGGCGTGTACTGCGACACTGACAGTGTCAAATATATGGGAAATATTGATTTGTCGGGCTTTAACAAAGCCGTAAAGCAGCTCGCAAAAGATAATGGCGCTTGCGCTACAGACCCAAAAGGCAACACTCATTATATGGGCGTATACGAGCAGGAGCGCAGCTGTGCGGAGTTTATGACGTGGGGCGCAAAAAAATACGCAAGTACCTATAAAAAGGGTGGGCCTATCACTACTACCATAGCAGGAGTTAGCAAGCGGAAGGGTGGTTTAGAGCTGGCCCTGTGGGGTGGTTTTGAGGTATTTAAGCCTGGGTTTACTTTTTGTTTGGCGGCAGGAAATCAGGTTGTTTATAATGATCGCCCCAATGTGCCCGATTTTGTGGTTGACGGGCATACGGTACACATAACAAGAAACCTGTGTATTTGTGATAATACCTATACGTTGGGTGTTACTGACGAATACGCAAAGATATTAGGGTACAAGATTATGGAGGTTATCTGATGATTAAACTTTATACCGATGAAGGTTGGCCGAACTTTTCCGAAAAGGACGGCATCTTGTCAACTGGGGCACCCATTATTTTTATATGGGGCGGACGTGGCACCGGAAAGACCTATGGAGCGCTAAAGCACATCCACCAGACCGAAGAGGAATTTCTGTATTTGCGTCGCACGCCACAGCAGGCGGAACTTATTTGTGCATCACCCAGTATGTGGCCGTGGTCTCCGTTGAACGACGATTTACAAACGCATTATGCCCCGTTCAAATTGCCCAAGATAGCGGGACTATATGAAGTGGGCAACGCAGGAGCCTACACGGATACAGGAGCGCCCATTAAACCAGCCAAGATGTCGGGTGTAGTGGGTAGTGTGGTCACTCTTGCCCGCACCCGTGGTTTTTCAAGTCCTCATACTAATATAATCATTCTGGACGAATACCAGAAAGAAGAATCCGACTATTACCGACGCGGTGAGGGCGTGGGCCTTGCCAACATTTATGAAACAGTCAACCGTAACCGCGAACTACAAGGGCAAAAGCCCTTGACGCTGTTGTGCATGTCAAACGCTGTTGGCATGGCAAACCCCTATTATATGCAATGGGAGATCACCGACACAGTAGAAAAGATGATCGGCAAGAAAGAGCGCGTGAAGCTGCTTGCTGATAAAGGCACTCTTTTGATTGATCTTGTGGATAGCCCTATTGCAAAGGAAAAAGCAAATACGGCCCTCTATAGGTCCATGACCGGCACAGATTTTTACAGATCAGCTATCGAGAATCAGTACAGCGCCGAAGAAAAGAGTTTGGTTGTGTCCCGGCCCTTGCGTGAATACTACCCGCTTGTACAAATTGGGCGGTGCTGCATCTACGAACATAAGAGCAGACCACTATATTATGTATGCCGCCACAGGTCTGGCGAGATGCCCACCTATGGCACCGGCGACTATGAGCGAAAACGGTTTAGGGCCGCGTATGGGTACATCTGGCCCGCATACTTGCAGCGGCAACTTGAATTTGAGCGGTACTCGGATGAAATTTTCTTCCGTGAATATTGCGGTGCTTGACTTTTTTACGCAGTTGTTATATATTAAAGTTAATCCCCGGTGCCCACAGGCAGCCCCCAGAAGGGGCGGGCAAGCGTCAGCCAGCGCAAGAACCGGGGATTTACTTATATCTGTATTGGAGGTGTACAAAATGGATGCTAATAGTATGATTCAGGCTATTTCTAACGTGGGTTTTCCCATTGCCGCGTTCTTGCTGATGTGGTATCAGTGCAACACCGTTGTTAAGGAGAACACGGCGGCTATCACCGAGATGAGGGTTGCTCTGGACGACATCAAGAAGGGGAGTTAACCAATGGGTTGTTATATCATTTTCGCCCAATCTATCACAAACGCACGCGCGTTCCTGCTGGCTGATTTGTGCGCTCGTTTGGGCATTGCCTATTATAGCGACTGGGCCGACGCCGACCACACGCGGCAGTGCTGCGCAGTGGGCCCAGTCACCAAAGGAGACAAAGACCTTATCGTTAAGTGTCTGGGACGTGACACATATGTTGTAATGGAGGCAATTAAAGTTGAAAATCAGTGAAAAAGCGGCCCTCGCAATGGCCGGATACACCAAAGCAGAAATTGAAGCTATGGAGCGGGCTGCTCTGCAGCCCGCACCGCAGCCCGCGCCGCAGCCTGCTCCGCAGCCCGCACCGCAGCCCGCGCCGCAGCCCGCACCGCAGCCCGCGCCGCAGCCTGCTCCGCAGTACGATGGCCTTGAGACCCTGCTGCAGCAGCTTTTGCAGGGTCAGCAGACTACTGCGCAGGCAATGCAGACTATGACCCAGACGTTGCAGGCCAACGCGCTTGGCCTTGGCATCCAGCAGCAGCCAACGGCGGACGCCAGCACAGTGACTGCCCGGATTATCGACCCGACCTATGGGAAGGAGGTAAAGTAACATGCCCCTTGGTATGGATTTTGCGGACATTGCCGCAATTCTGACGGAGATCAACAAGATGGCCACTGGCCAGGAACCGACGTCTCCCATCGTGGATACGTCTAGTTTCGTTTCCGTCGCGCAAGCCACGCTGCTGACCGGCCCCGACAACTACACCAAAGCGATCAGTCAGGTGCTGGGCCGCACCATCTTTGCCGTGCGCCCCTACGATGCCCCGCTGAAGCGCTTGCAGGTCACGGGCGACGACTGGTCGAACCATGTGCGGAAGATCAATTTTTGTGACACTGACCCCGTCACCGACAAAGCGTGGGCGTTGGAGGACGGCCAGAGCGTGGACATGTACGAAGTCCACAAGCCCAAAGTCCTTCAGACAAACTACTATGGGCAGACCAATTACAGCCGCGTGTATACCCAGGCAGACACCCAGATGGAAGCGGCATTCAAGGGCCCCGAGGAACTGGCGCAGTTCTGGTCGTCCTTTGTGCTGCACCTGTCGAACCAGATCGAGGCAGACCGGCGCAACCTCGCCAACAACCTGATGGCCAACCATCTGACCGGCATGACTGTGACCAGTCCTCACAGCGTTGTTTATCTGCTAGATGAGTACAACACCCAGCAGGGCACCAAACTGACGGTGCAGGACGTCTACAAAGAAGCGAATTTCCCGGGCTTTGCAAAGTACGCCTATGGCCGTATTAACGATATTTCCCGCCTGATGAAGGAACGGACCATTAACTGGCACCAGAATTGGAAGATCGGCAGCACGACATATAACATCATGCGCCACACTCCGTATGATCGTCAGCACCTTTACCTGTACAGCGGTACACAGAGCCAGATCGACGCCCGCGTTATCCCTGAGGTGTTCCATGATAACATGCTGAAATACCGCGATGCCGAGCAGGTTACGTTCTGGCAGAACATCGACGAGCGCGATACCATTTCCGCAACGCCTGTTGTGACCACTACCGCCGGTGTGGCATCCAAGAATGCCGCGGTGCAGCTGTCGAATGTGTTTGGGTGTCTGCTGGACTGGGATGCCATCGGGTACACTCCGAAGCTGTCCCGCGTGGTTCCTACGCCCATGAACGCTCGTGGCCTGTACACGAATTTCTGGTATCACTACGGGTGGTCGTGGTACGATGACTTCACCGAGAACGCCGTTCTGTTCCTGATGACCTCCGGAGACGTCACTGCCCCGAGCTCTATCAGTGGGAAAAGAGTCTCCACCCTGAAAACCACCACTCATAAGGACGAGGATCCCTCTAAGTCCTGACCAATACCGGCGGGCATTACCCGCCGGTCATTTTATAGGAGGTGCAAATGCAAGCGACCTTTTATCAGTTTGCAAAGCGCACAAACAGCACAAAGCGGCCCAGCGGTGGGCAGGGGTTCGGAATCGACCTTAAAGCCCCTTGCAATATCATTGACCCAGAGATCAAAATTGCGACACAGAGTGACCCAACGGGGTACAATTATTGTTACCTTCCCACGTTCAGCCGGTATTATTGGGTAAAGAACTGGACATATTCGGACGGGCTCTGGACTGCCTCACTGACTGCTGACACTCTTGCAAGTTACCGTGACCAGATCGGATATTCTACGGAGTATGTGGTAAGGTCATCGGCAAAGAACGACCCTAAAATCGTAGATAATTTGTACCCCACCAAAGCGACGATCACGGAAAAAACAATATTGGCAAATACAACTATTTTTTCCGACTTAATCGAAAGCAATGGGTTTTTCGTTGTGTCTGCCGTGGCCTCCGGCTATGTGTCGTTTGGCGGCTCTGTGCGCTATGCGATGACTGCCCAAACCTTTCGCAAGTTGATGGGCGCTCTTTTGTCCAATACCAATTACTTAAACATTAGCGCCGACGAAATCAGTTCTAATTTAACAAAAGCTCTTTTCAATCCCATCCAGTATATTACGGGAGCCTTCTGGGTTCCGCTGGTAAACCCTCCTGACTGGACATTAAAAACAAGTACCGTAAATATTGGTTGGTGGTCCTTTACGAATATTGGTGAAGTGGCAATTTTGGAGCAAGGAAACGACAGTTTCACAGCTAATATTAGCGTATCAATTCCAAAGCACCCCGCCGAAATCAGTCGAGGAGTTTATTGCGACGGAGCCCCCTACTCTGAATACAAATTATATGTGCCCGGATTTGGGACCATCGCTATTAACGCCGATCGGCTGATGCTAAAAAGCACCTTATATTTGCGGTTTATTATCGACTTCTATACAGGTGATACTATTCTGCAACTTTCGACACAGCCTGACTTCCTTAATATTTTTTATGCAACTGCCGGAAACATTGCGGTACAGGCACAGATTGCCCAAATCACCCAGAACGTCCAGAGGGTTGCCAGCGTTGACGGGTTAATTCAAGCGGGCGTAGGAGCGATAGCGGGTGCGGCGTCCGCGTTCTTTTCCGGCGGGGACGTTGTCAACGGGATAACGTCCGGCACACAACAAATCAGTGCCGAGAGTCAAACTAAAGGTGGTGTGTCGTCAGTTGCCCAATATGGAATTACGCCATATTTGACCGCCAAATTTTACGATTTGGTTGACGACAATAACGAGCACCACGGTAGACCCCTGTGTCAGCGGGTGCAGCTGTTCAGCATCCCGGGTTTCATTATGGTAGATGACCCCGATATTGCACTGCCCGCAACAGCCGCCGAGATTGACAGTGTTAAAAGTTATATGAAAAATGGATTCTTTTTAGAGTAGGAGGCATAAACAATGGCAGTATATAAACAATGCATTACTGATGTATCACCGATCAGAGTGACCGCCGGTTATCCTGCGTACTCTGATGGCAGCCCTCACCGGGGCATTGACACCGTCCACGGCAACCACAAAGCCTACGCGCCCGAGGCGGGCGTTGTGGTTGTGGCCCAGCACTGGAATGGTAGTACATCTGGCGATCAGTCGTGGGGTAACATGATTAAAGTGCGAATGGCCGACGGCACGACATGGCGGGCCGCGCACTTCGCTACACAAATTTGGAACGTGGGCGACACGATCTCTAAGGGGCAATTCATCGGCACACAGGGCGATACCGGCTACGTTACGGGCATTCACACACATTGGGAGTATGCCGATGCCGCTGGAAACCTAAGGGACCCGTCCAGCATTATCAGAATCCCCAATCAGGTCGGCACATGGGAAGTAGAATGGGACTCGGGTGGAGGCCCTGACCCTGGGCCGG